TTACGCCAATCGTTTGAACCTCTATCTCTTTGTCGTTAACCGTTATATTACTGCTCTCAACACCTGTCAGCTCATCAATGTCAAGTGTACATCCATTAGGTGTAAGGCTTAAATCAAACTCTGTGATTGCCTTTATATGTTCGCTCAGACCATTGTCTGCATATAAACTCGCCTCACTTACTTTAGCGGTAGGTGCAAAACTTACCGCTTTGGCAATTTTCTTACCGTTTTGAATTGTCATTGTTTTCTTGGATGAATCCTCACTGTACTTACCGGCCCAAAATCCTGTTAAACCAAATTTAGCCATTATTGTTTCCTCCTCTTATCTCATTATATCTTTTTAACATAGCCTGTTCGGCTATTTTTATGTGCGTGTTAAGGGCATCACGCATAAAACGTACAGCAGCTCTATGCTCTGAGCCATACTCAAGCACTGCTGCTATTTCATTACGTCTTGTACGATTGTTTCCCCTTTTAACACTGCCCTGAAATGTTAGATCCACATATTTTTTTTTGCCATTGCTGTAATATCTTGCAGTATGCTGCATTAGGTGAGCTTTTTTTGCATCATCCATATATTGTTCACTTTTTCCGCTAACTCTGTTGGTGTAGTTTTGCTTAACAATAGGCTCTATTACATCCATAGCAGCGTCAAGCATTTCCTTCACATCATAGTCGGTAAGCTGATTAATGGCAGGGAGCGTTGTATACGTTATATATGCCATTATATTACCTCACAGTCAAAGACGTGGTGATATACCTGTTCGGTTGTCTCATAAACGAGGGTGTAGCTGAAATGTATACCGGCTTCATCAAGAGCACGTTTAATAAGCTCTTTGTTTTCATCTAATGGATTTTCTGTATAATAGTCCACCTGCACCATAGTAGTAGTCCTGATAATATGATTATCAGCATAGCCGTAGTCCTCGCCATATGTAACGTATGTTATATAGGGTAGCTCTGTGTCAATCGGTGCTTTGTTGTAATACACCGACAGTCCGAGGCTTTCAAGTGCCTGCTCAAGCGTCTCCATACTCTACACCCTCCTTTCTTTTAAGATATAGCTCTGCAAGATTTTTGCCATATTCATTATATTTACGATATATGCTATAGCTCTTGCCGTTGTATATAACGCCGACAGCGCCTTCATATTGCTCTGACCTTATGTACAATGTCAGCGCAGGCTTAATACCTAGCTTGTTGCATGCAGTAAACTCGCTAGAATTAACTGACTTGACGGCACAATATACCTCTTTAGTTGTTATCTTGATCTGAGGTATGCCTTTCTTAACCCCTGTTTCTTCCTCGTAGACAAGCTTACAGCGCTTGTCAAGACTAACACTGCTCAAGTGTAATCACCTGCCAGTGCAAGGCTGTTTTTCTGGGCTGTATAGGCACGCTCAAATCTTTCTGCATTGTCTTCGTAGCCAAAATTGGCTTTTGCATAAAGTATAACAGCTCTCTGTATTAGTGCATCTTCATAGTCAACAGCTTTTGTTGCCGACACTCCGGCATTGATGAGATCCTTGCTGCAGGCACTTATCAGCACCTGCAGCTCATCATCATCAAATATATCGGTATCGAGCCTTAGATTCGTTTTCAGAATACTCAGCATTTCCATAGGCATTAATCTTCACTGACAATTCCAGCAGTTTCAGCACTTCCAAGCTCAAGGTATGCAAAAGCCTTTTCCGTAACAACTGTACCGTCTACTACGGCATACTCCATATAAATGGTCTCCCTGTCAAGTGTACGGTCCTCGGTGTGCAGTGTAATGTTTTCATTGATGTTGATAGCGTAGCCTCTGGCAACATCACCAATAAGAATGCCGTTAGTAACGCTGTCTTCTTCCTTTACTGTAGCACCTAATATCTTGCCAACGCCACCATCAATGCCGTTTGGCATAAATATTGGTCTTCCGTTACCGTCAAGTATCATAGCAAGCTTGTTCCAGATAGTTGTACTGTTTGCATAGATTGTCTTGTCATATCCGCTTTTAATTTTCGAGAACAAATTTACAATATCGGCATAGGTGATATCGCCGTTCGCCGAAACAAACTGATCTGTGTCCTTAATGGCTGTAATAATACCCTTAGGCTCAGGCTTCCACTCGTTATTCGCTGAAACACCCTTACCGGTAGCCATACCATTTGCAAGTGCATTACCCATTTTTTCGGCAATCTTGTCTAAGATGTAATCCCTGTACTGCTCAGCGGTCATGCTCTTAAATCTCCAGCTCACCTTTACAGCCTTGGCTAACTCACAACCGTGCAGTGTTATCTCTGTTGTAGATACATCATCGGCATCTACAACAGTAGCCTCATCATACCACTGTGCACTCTTGGTGTCGTTGTCCTTTGTTATTGTTAAAAAGCCCTTTATGTATGTTGGCCTTGCATCGGCAAAAATAGGATGCTGCTCTCCTATCTCTGTCCAAATCTGCTCAACATAAACCTCAGGTACTCTTATCTGCTGCTCGCTGACGGTAACTGTGTTGCTGATGTTGTTAACCTTGTTAAAGATAGACTGCTGTTCTGAGCTGAGGCTTGCACCGATAATGTACTGAGTAAATGCGTCCTCATATGTGGCTGTTTTTGCATCAACCTTAAGGCTTGTATCTGAAATGTTGCTCATACCCTTGCCCACATTGTCACCTCTTATTGCCGCAAGATTTGCAAAGGCCTTGCTTTCACGGTCATACCTTTCATCAAGTGCACTTATCTCATCCATAATACCGGTCGCACCGTCAATGTCGTCATCATTTATTAAGCTTTCAGCCTTATTAATTAATGACTCTCTCTTTTCCATATAGTCTTTAGCTTCCATAAACATTAGACCTCCTCATTTTTATTAAATTTAGCTTTGCTTTGCAAATAGTAGCCTTCTCAGTGCTATTATCTGCGAGCTTTTTTTCTGCCAATATTGCTCTCGCCTTGTTTATAGCTTCATCACTTAATCGTAAGCCGTTTGTATAGCACGGTTCTGCCGTGATAACCTCGTCAACGAAGCCAAGCTCAAAGGCTTCCTGAGCGTTCAGCCAAGTTTCCTCTTCCATAAGCTTGAGCATTTCCTTAACAGTTTTGCCTGTTTTAGATGCGTATACTTGGGCTATACCATTGCCGATGCTCTGGAGAGCTTTAGCCTCTTTAGTCATAGCGTTGTGATCGCCCGCTGCTATACCGCTTACGTTATGTATCATAAAGGATGCGCTTGGCACCATCCTTACTATGTCTGCCGCCAGAGCAATGTAGCTTGCGGCAGAGCAGGCGAAGCCTGATATATCAGCTACGGTCCTTGCATTATATTGGCTTAGTAGGTAATATATCTCGTTACCGGATGCAACATCACCGCCATAGCTGTTAATGGATATTGTTACCTCATCACCTGCGGCATCTTTAAGGGCTTGTTCTATGTCTTTAGGACAAGTGGCATCCATCCCAAACCAACCGTAAACGTCCTTAAGGTCGTTTGGTATAATGTCGCCCCTTATATTTATGTATTTCAATTTAATCACCATCCTCCAGCTTGCCTGTATCCTTGCGCAGAAGCGGTACGTCACCGCCGTCAATAGGTTCAAGGTTAAGTATACTTCTAACTTCGTTCGGGGTCATTACGCCCCTGTCAATGTAGTTAACCAAAGCAAGCTTTGTGTTCATACTGGCAAAGGTTAGGTTTGAGTTCTCAAACACAATTTTGTTGCCAAAGCCTCGTTCTCTTCGAGTGAAGAGCTTTCTTGTAAGCTCTGCTGCGAGCTGAGCTATTACAGGCTCAATAACCGTCTCATAATAGCTTATCCACTCATCCTCTGTATATGAGGACTGTACAATCTTCTCATTGGTATTAAAAAAGCTGTACAGTCGCTGCTTAAGCTGTAGGCTAACAGCAGAGTTAGGCACATAGTCCTTCGGCTCAATACGTTGTATATCACCTTTTGCATCTACACCGGCTGCTCCAAATGTTTCGCTCTCAACATTTAAGTAATTATCAACAAAAGACTTAACATTCTTTTGGATGTCCTCTTCTCTCATAGAGGTGTTGTACTTAATCAGCCACCGTATAATGCCACCGTTTTTGATTGCATTCTTAAGAGAGCTGTCAACAGAGCCTATAGACTCCATCAAGCTTGTAAGCGAATCGACGGAGCTTGTACCAAATATATCGTTGTCGCTGTAGTCTAGCCTGAGGTGTATAATGTCCTCGTAGGGGAAGACAGCTGTTTTACCGTTTTTGTAGGTAAACCTCAAGTACAGCCGATCCTCCTTGAGCAAAGCCTCTACATATATACAGCTTATAGGATATAGCTCGCACGGATAGCCAAGCTCGTCTCTTACAAGCATTATAAAGGCATTGTTGTTAAGCATAAGCTGAGTAGCCGTTTTTTCAAGTAGCATTTGCATGCTCATAAGTGGGTTAGGCTCTTCAAGCAAAAATCTTATGTACGGCTCAGGGTTCACCTCAATGCCCTCAGTGCCGTTCTTGAATGTGCGCCTTATATGCTTTGCATTTGCCTTGCCGATTGCTCTTGCAAACGGTCGTATGCACGCTCTCACCATATCGCTGTCATACAGCCTGCCATTATACATGTATGTTGTGTTGGTCTGCTGCTCCATCATTCTCACAACATCTCTTTGTCCTGCTGCTTCCTTTTTTCCAAATAACCGCCTAAATACACCCAATACACATTCCCCCTCGTTTTCATATCATACTCATATACTCGCCTTCCTTGTCCAACAAAATTACATACGCATTCAGCAAAGCTGCTGTACCGTCTATCCTGCCTCTTGCATTGCTTGTTTTGCAAGGCTGAATATTGTCATTACGGTCAACTTCAACAGCAGTATTAGTTAAGCACCATTTGTCAATCGGATTGTTGTTATATATAACCAGTTTACTGGCAAGATCAGCTCCAAGCTGTTTCATCGGCGCCGATAGAGTTCGTTTACCCTGATGTACCGCAATCATTGACTCCTTACCGAAGCTGCCCCTCATTTCTTCAACCCAGTAAGTTGCACTCCAGGCATCATATCCAATCCACGGTATATATATATCGTAGTCGTTTTGGATCTCCTGGAACCATTGTGTTACATAGTGCGGATGCACCTTGTTTCCGGGAGTAGTACGCATTAAGCCTTGAGCTACCCATTTATCATATGGTATCTTATCCTCAATGGTACGTTTTTCCAGTAGGTCATCAGGCAGCCAATACATCTGTATAACATACAGCCTGTTGTCTGTCGGGACCTTGAATATTACCTTAGCCGCTGTCAAGTCTGTTGTGGATGATAAATCGCAGCCGCCAATACCATAGCGAGCACCCATATCTTGAATATTAAACGTGGTCGTATTGTTAATCTCTTCAAAGGTCAGCCAAGCTTCGCTTGATGTTTCACGAATATTAAACTCCTTGCACAAAAGGTTCTTTTGCTTTGAAGGAGTAGCTATAGCAGCTCTGACCTTAGCTCTGAGCTTTTCGGCATCTTTGATTGTATAAAGACCGGGGTTGGCCTT